AGCATGTATTCCAGGTTCTTGATGCCCCCCAGGGCCGCCGCTTCCGGGTCCTTGGGGCCGATCACGTCTAGCGCAACGTAAGGGCCGATCCAGTCCTTGTTTGCAATGAGCCAGTCGCAATAGCCCACAAGATCGACTTCCCCTCCCCCTTTCCAGGTCGAGTAGGCGCCGCTATCAATGATGATGTTGGGCTTATCGGGCATGGGTCCCCCGCAAGAACTCGGCGCGCGTTGCAGGCTCGCCGAGGAAGCGGCCCTTGAGTGCGGTAGTCGCGGTGAGGGCGTTCGGCTGTTGCACGCCCCGACTGACCATGCAGAGGTGGGTTGCTTGCAGGGAAACGCCGATATCAGGAGCCAGGCGCGCCTCCAAGAAGTCCGCGATTTGGGCGGTCAAGCGTTCCTGGACCTGCAACTGCCGCGCGAAATGGTCCACGACCCGTGCCAGCTTTGAAAGCCCGACTATTCCCCGATGACTCGGAATGTAGGCAATCGCGGCGGTCCCGAAAAACGGGGCCATATGATGTTCGCATGTTGAATAGAAGTTGATCCCCGATACGACCACCATTTGATCGTAAGGGGGAGCGGCGGCCCCATTCTCAAACAGGCGGAGCAGGTCGCGCGGGGGCGGGGTGTAGCCCTTCCCCCAGGAGTCACGCCACGCGCGCAAGACGCGTTCCGGCGTATCCGCTAGCCCTGGCCGCGCCGGATCGTCCCCGATGTAGCGGAGCAACGTGCGCACGGCTTCTAGGGCCGCCTGGTGGCCAGGAAGGCTTACATCGTGATCGGGGGGCATGGGGTTATCGTTCCTCGGTCGTTTGCGGATATTTCATATATACCGGACGCGAAAAAGCGGGGGAAGTGATCCCCCGCTTTTGCCGGCTTCGTTCCGCGGTTGCAGGAAGGGCCTAATCCTTCCAGTGGCCGGCGGCCTTGATGATCGCAACGGCCTTGTGCATGTCGTTGTGACAGACCGAGACCGTGGAAGCCTTCGCTTCCGGAACGCCGGCCAGCGCGATCGGGAGGAATTGTTTGAAGGGCAGGTCGATATGTTGCAGGATCAGCACCCGCAACTTGTAGGTCGCCCCGCTTTCTCCGCGCGGCCGGGTCGACTCGCCCTTGGGGGCTTTCGGCTCCTTCGCGGCCTTGGGCTCCTTTGCGGGCTTCGCTTCCTTCGCGGCCTTGGGCTCCTTTGCGGGCTTCGCTTCCGGAGCCGTGTAGCCATCCGGGACCGGCAGCGCGGTGGAGGCTTCCAACGCCTCGCCGGCGGCGTTGTACCAGGCGCGCACGTCGTCCGGCCAGGAAGCGAACAGGTCGTTGTCCGCACCAGAGAGGCATTCGAGAATACGGGTCAGGAAAACGTCCGTGTCTTCGTTCTTGCCCTGGGCTGCGAACTTCGCATCCATCCCACTGGCCAGGACCAGGAGTTGCGTGAACAGGGGATCAGCTTCTTCCTCGGCTTCCGCGCCTTCCTCGGCTTCCGTTCCCTCGACTTCCGCTTCTGGGTCTTCCCCCCCTTCCGCGTCCTCGGCAGCGGCCGCTTCTTCCTCGGCTTCCGCTTCGGCGGCCGCGCGGGCCGTTTCCTCGGCCTCGGCCGCTTCCGCTGCCACGCGGGCCGCTTCCGCTTCCTCGGCCTTCTTCCGATCGGCCGCGGCCTTGATCTTGTCTTTCATGCTGGTTGCAGCGGGGGCGGCGGCCATCTTTTCCTCGGCCTTCTTTTCCTCGGGCTTCGGAGTAGAAGCCGCGCCCTTCCGGACTGGGGTACGCGCCATGGTGTTCGCTCCTATGTGGAAAGCGGGAGAACGGGGTGGGTTGCTTTCCTGACAACAGGTATCGCAGGAAAGTCGCGGGGACGCAAGCGGTTTGGGCTGTTTTTTTCAACTTTTTTTAGTCGAGGAATATCAACTACTTACGCCCCGCGCGCCTTCCTGTCTTATATGGATGCGGGCAGGAGCGGGTCCGCTGCCCCATTCATGGCAAACGCTTCCGCACGTTCCACGCAAGCCCCGCACTTCCCGCACGGATGCTCCCCGCCCTCATAGCAAGTCCAGGTCTCACCATAATCCACGGAACGGCCCCGCGCCTGCATCCGTAGCCCGGCGGCGATGATCGCCCCCTTGTCGATCCCCCCGAACGGCGCGACTACCGTAACGTTTCCGTCGCTGGCCATCCGAACGGCCCTGGCCATTGCGTGGACGTATTCCGGCCGGCAGTCCGGGTAGATATGATGATCCCCCGAGTGCGCCCCGTAATAGATGCGGACTCGTTTCCCCGGGAACATTCCCTCCGCGTAAGCCAGGGCTGTCGCCAGCATGAGAGTGTTCCGCCCCGGAACGACTGTTGACCGCATATTTTCGGCCGCATAGTGGCCATGCGGAACGGCTACGCCCGAGGTGCGCAGCAAGGAAGATTGCCCCGGGATTGTTTCAAGAGCCGGGAGGCGCAAGAAAGTCCGACGAGAAGCCAGGCCGAGGCGCGCGGTCACGTCCGCGACCCTGTTCAATTCGCGAATGTGACGCTGGCCGTAAGAAAAGGACAACGTATATACGTTGTCCGCTTCCGTACCGTCCGGCTTACGGAACGACTCCAACACCGCATGCAATAGCGTGTAGGAGTCGGCCCCGCCGCTATAGATGACCACATGGGCATCCACGGGGGAAAAGTCGGCCCAACGATCCGACATCATTTCGGGAAATACAGGCATGGTTGTGTTTCATCCTTCGGTGGCTGGATCAGGAAAGCAAGGCGCGCAGTTCCGCCACGATGCTGCCGCTGCCCCCTGATATACGAAGCAGCCGGCGCCACCGATTGTCTAATTGCGCATCCGTTAGAGTTTGATCATCGCGCCCGAGCAACAAAGTCAAGAACTCGGCCGGTGCGCTGGCCACGGAGGCCAGAACGGCTTTCGCTGCGTCCGAGGCCCCGGCAACCGCGGCAGCCAACGGGCCGTAACTGTAATCTATGCTGACGACTTCATGTTCCGGGTCCGGGAGGACTTCCCGCCCGCGCCTGGAAGTCGCGGCAGTCGATAGATTGTGAAAGTGGTTGGCCAGCGCTTGCTTGTATAGAGCCATCATCCAGGAGGGATCGTTGACCAGCGCGGCGTATTTGTTGCTGACTCGGGCGAAAACCATTGCACAATCCTGCAATGCATCTTCTTCCGTTATGCAGACTTCCCGCACACGCCAAAAGTTCTTGCGGACCCAGTTCCGCGCGTATCCCTCGAAAGCCCCGGCCCAGGGATAGATGACCGCGCGTTTCTTCGGCTTGTAGCGGTGCACTTCCGCACCCGCTTCCTTGCGGACGAAGCGAGTGATCTGGACCCGCTCTACCGGACCATTAGTGGTTTCGCACAATGCAGTAGCCATGGCATGATGTCCCCGAACTGAATATCCGCCGGGTCCTTGCTCCCGGCCGGCAATCTAGCGCGGGCAGCATAATGCATCCGCATCATGGACGCAAGCTCCTGCATTTGCTGATTAGCCGCGTGGGCCATCACGTCCGAGTCCAGGGCCATAAGCAATCCCTGGGCATTGGGCGCAAAGTCTTGAATTAGCTTAATCTTCGTTGCGGTTAATTGCTTCCCGCTTAATCCAGTCGTAACGAAATCCTCCCCGCGCGGGTCAAGGCTGGATGCGAAGTCCACTTTCAATGCATCTAGCGGCCCCTCGACCGCAACAAGGATGCGCGCGCGCGGCCTGACCGTTGTAATCAGCGGGGGAACAGATGCCCCCGGAACATAAGTCAGATAACGCGGCTCCCGTTGCCGACTCAATGCGCGACCGGTCCAGCCAAGGATGTCCCCCGAAACCGTATAGTAGGGGATTAGCAGCCGGCCAGCCCACTTCCCCACCGGCGCTATGCGCAGGTCGTAACGACTCACCGCATCCCCCGCATGAGGGAAGCCACGCCCGCGTAAGTATTCCAATGCGAAGTCGAAAGAAGTCGCAGGCTCGAACCGATCCCACTGGCGCATCATAGCCGAGGGTAGAGGGGGAGGGGCTACCGGCTCGGGCTTGTAATTGGATGCGCCCCCGTATCGGCGCAGCAAGCGGTCGGCTTCCTCGCGTGATTGCCCCAGGGCATGCAGCAACCAATTAAGGTTTTTGCCGCTATGCTTGTTCGGCTCGCGATAACAGTAGAACGCGGGACGCCCTTCCGAAACGCCCAGGTGATAGGATGGATCGTTCCGGCACCAGGGGCAGCATATATTGACGTTTCCTTTGGAGCAATTCGCGCCCTTATCCTTCCAGTCCCGGCGGATTTCCGAGAATAGGCCGCGCCAATCAATGCCGGCCATAACTAACGCTTCCGGAACCGTTGCGCGGCCTGGGCGCGAAGTTCAGCAAGACGCTCCGCTTGCCATTCCGGGTTCGCTTCCTGCAATTCCCAGCCGCGCAGTCCCCCCGCGATCATGGCTTGTTGTTGCGCGGGCGTGACTTCCTTAATCCGGTTGTATTCCTCGACGTTGAAATCAGGGTCCGCCAATTCGTAATAGCCGCGCACTCCAGCGACCAACATCATGGGTTGTTCCGTGATCGGATGATATGCGGCGCAGCGAGCCGGCAGTCCTTCCGCATGCGCAACCGGGTCCTGGAATATCTGCGAAGGCTTGGCCGGGCGCAGCGCATAGGTCAAGGGCTGCGCAAGAGTCCGGTACACGGGAACATCCCGCCGGAATACAGGTTCCTTGCCGCGCTCCTTTGAAAAGGAAATCTTGACTCGCTCAATCATCGTTGTTTTCCTCGGAAACTCGCACAAGCGTTATACCCTACAGCTTCCCCTGCCTGCGAAGGCGTCGCATATAGTTGCTAATCGTTCCGCGACTGCGCCCGATCATGATGGCAATGGCTTTCGGCCCCATCTTTTGCTTGGCCAGCCGCAGGATGGTCGCGCGTTCCTTGAGTGTGATTACGCGCGACTTCTTCCGGCAGGGAATATCCACCCCTTGCCTGGCTCTCGAAACGATCACGCGCGCATATGCGGCCGAGACTTGAAGTCCCGGGGTGGCTGCGATATCGACATAAGATTTGCCCGCATGGAACAGGGAGAGGACCGCGTCCCGTTTTTCCGACATATCTGCATATCCTTCCGATGGTACGCATTGCTGCGCTGTCCAAGGGATATACAGGGATCAGATGGGAAGATGCCGCGCGATACTTCGTTGCCTGGCAGGATCAGCGCATGAGGAAGGGGGATCGGCGCGGAAATCCCCGATCCCCCTTCCCTGGGCAAAGTATCAAGCGGCCTGGCGCAGCTTTAGTGCGTGCTTCAATAGCCCGGCATCCAGGTAGCCGGGGTATTGTGCATCGACCGCTTCCCGGAGCAAGGGGAACGCTTCCAGCAACGGATTAAGCCCGGAACGAAACCGGCGGACCTTCATGTAGTCCACAAGGCAGGTCAGCAACAAGCAACGCATGGCGATGCGGGTCGCGCGCCGCTTATCATCGGGCAACGCTTCCGCGAGGACTTCCGCGAAGGAATTGGCCGCATGCGTATACTTTGCGCGACCGTAGCGTTTCAACGCGGCCTCTTGCGGGGGCAGCGTTCCGCGCGGCATGACCATGGTCAGCGCTTCCCATAGCGCGGCTTCCCCCGGTGTGAGGGTCGGTGCGCGGTCCCGCAGTTCATACGCAAGCTGGTCAGCCAGATTGCGCTTTTCCTCGGGCGTCAAGGTGCTAATGTCGATCATAATGCTTCTTCTATACCAGCCCAACAAAAAAACATCCACCAGAAAACGCATGCGCACCTTTCAAAGTGCAGAGAGGTCCAGGGAGCCTCTCGTATTACGTAACTAAGCAAAATTCGTTACGCTCACCTTTCCCGCGCACGCGCGCGCGTTTTTTTATATATAATATATATCCCTTCTTTCCCTTCCTCGCTTCGCTGCGGACGGGAAAGAAAAACCATCCATGTAGGGGACCAGCGAAGCGGGGACCCTACATGGCGCCGCGAAGCGGTGAAAAGTGTCGTGCCTATATGCATGTAGCATGCTACATCCCCGCGCGCGCGAGGCAAGCGTAACGAAATGCAGAAGTAGCACAAGCAACGAACTCGACTATGGCCCTTCGGGCCACATAGTAGCGGGCTGTTTGTCAGTCGCTGCGCTCCTGACAGCCCGCTACTATGCCTTGGTTTTTTGCGGTTTCCAGGTAGCAACAATGCAATGGTTGGATTGGATAGAATAGCAGGCTATAAAGATTGCCTCTTGTTGGGAGCAGCCGCATGTCAGCCTGGTTTTGTGCTAGAACCATTCCCCAGATGGAAGATAAAGCCGCATATCAATTGCGACAACAATCCGTTGAAGTCCTCAACCCGGTCTTCCTGGCCAAAACGAAGGATCGCCATATAGTCAGGAAACGATTATTCCCCTCCTATCTGTTCTTCGCCCTGGATGATCCCGCGTTATGGTCGCTTGTGCAACGGACCATAGGCATTCATCGGGTCATGGTCTATGTTCCGCATAATCAGGAATACGCACGCCCGGTGGAATTGCCCTCCCTGGCCATAGACTCGTTGCGTAAACAACTAAAGGAATTGGATGAAATCCGGACGTTGCGTTCCGCTCCCCCAATGCATACGATTAAGCCCGGGTGTTACGTCCGCGTAAAGTCCGGCGTGTTCGCTGGTCAGAATTTTGCAATGCGCGCCCTTGTGGAATGGGCAGACAGGGATCGGATCGGCCTGGTCCTGGAACTGTTCAATAGGCGCGCCTCGGTAGAGTTCTATTACAAGGATGTAGAATTGGTCGAGGAACCGAACAATGGTTGAGCGAGTCGCTATTAGCAAGTTTGCGTTGCGGAATGCGAAGTACGCATATCGTGCGAAGAAGGGACCCCAGCCTGATGCGAAGAACAATGGAGGTGCGCCAACGAAATATAAGCCGGAATATGCGGAACAAGCCTATAAATTATGTCTATTGGGCGCAGGCGATAGGCAACTTGCTGATTTCTTTGACACTACGCCGGAAACGTTGCATCAGTGGTGCTTTCGTAACCCAAAGTTCGCTGACCGTATTAAAGCCGGCAAGATTACGGCGGATGCAGAAATAGCAAAGGCTCTATATCATCGTGCCAAAGGCTATTCGCACAAAGCCGAGAAATTGATTGCGGTTGCACAAGGTGAGGGTGTTTCCGTGGTTGAGCGGCATCCGTATATTGAGCACTATCCGCCCGATACCGGTGCGGCCAAGTGGTGGCTTGCGCACCGGCAGCCAGAGTTCTGGCAGGAGCGTCAGCTTGTGGAAGTCACGGGCAAGAATGGTGCACCTATCCAGTCCGCAAACGTGAACATCACGGCCACGCTGGACCCGACCGAGGCGGCGCGCGCGTATCGCAAAATGGTAGGAGAGGACTGATGCCGGCTGATGATAAAGTCGTTTCGTTGTGGGGCGGGGATGTTCGCTCGCTGCCCGAGGGGGCATCCCCGGCTGTAATCGAATGCTTGGAGGAATGGCTGGCTCGTGCGAAGCGCGGGGAACTCGTTGCGCTCGGGCTTATCGGCGTTCGGCCGGATCAGCATATAGCCACCGCATACGCTGGGGTTTCAATGCATGCCGTCAACGCCTCCCTGGTCATTGGAGGCGCGCAACTTTTGTCACGGCGTGTGGTCGATGATGTGTTTACGGATGCGGTGCTCCCGTAGCCCGTTGCCGCGGTATATGCATGTGCGGCTTGTAAGGAATGAAACGCCATGACCGAAACGACAAACAAATTGCTCCCGCGCGATATCCGACAGTCCGCGCACTTCTATCTGGTCCGGAAGGATGGGGAGCCGGAAATATGGGAATGGCATCCTTCGGGGTGTTGGATGCGGGGATTTGCCAGGCATCGCGCGAAAGCGGCCTGGACGCTCGGCTATCGTTTCGCCCGCACGATCCCTGTCCCTATCATGCGCGCGCGGCCCCTGGATGCATCGGACGTGGAATTGCGCTGGCCGGCGGATGATGGCCGCCCCCAGGAATACAGGGTGCATTTTTCCGACCTGCCCTCCGAACCGCCGCCACCCACTTTCGCTTATCCTTACCTCCATCCCCCGCTCCCGCCTGCCGGGACCGCCCTGGGTGAAGCCTTAGTGCGTCATATGGGGGACCCGCTGGCCCCGTTGTCCGATGCGGACGCGTTGCTTATTTTCGCATCGTTTATGCAATCTAAACTGTATATATCCCGCCGTTCCGGCTGGCAAAACATGACGCCCGCCGCCATCTGGGCCGGCCTCATGAAGAACGTCGAGGAAAGGGACGCGGTCGATATAGCGAACTATGCAATGATGTACTTGTTCATCATGCGCGCGGAACGGCAACGCGCGGAGGGGGAACAAGGCGGCCTCGGCCTGGGGGACCTCCCCGAAACAACGAAGGAGTAACGAAGTGGAACAGACTGTAGGGGATATGCAGGGGGAGGCCACATGGCCTCCCCCTGCGCGTTTACATACTCTATATGCAACGGCCGGCTGGCCGGTATGGTGGATGCCCATCTAGCTGGTAACGAGCCGGAACTCTAGCGACGCGGTATATCCGATGTATCCCCGGGCTGTTCCCTGGGATGCATTGGAGTACTCACAATGAATACGACTGCCCTGCGCATCAATGACGTGATCCGCGCGCAACCGTTCTGGAAACCCGGCCTGGCGATTGATCAGCGGCCGGCCCCCAAGACGAAGAAGCGGCCCGCCGGCCTTATGGTTCGGCTGAACCAGTGGACCGATGATACCTGGAATGCATGCGCGGTCGCATTGATTGCGGCGGGCTTCGAGGTGGAGCGGGTCCCGGCCCCGACCAAGCGCGGCGAGCGCTTCCTGGTCGTTCTGTAACTCAAATCAACGCGGGAGGCTCGGGCGTGGATACAACCGCACTCATATTGCATGAACTGATTGTTGCGTTTGCCAACAATGCGCAAACATGCGTCCGAGCCTCGGCTTCTTGCACGCGCGCCGCGCATCGGAGTTACTATCTGGGCCAGGCGGAAGTCTGGCGGGAAGCGTGCGGCTTGCTGACTGCGCGACTTCCTCGGGACCCACCATCCCCGCTTAACGTGCTTAACGCGCCCCCGCTGGCTAGCGGAACAATCCGCGTGGGGGATAAAGTCCGGGGCGCGGGCTTGCTCCCCGGAACTACCGTGACCGCTTGTGAGGTTGAGCAATGATTGCGTATCTTCAAGACTTCTTGCATCCGCTCATTTTGCTGGCGGTTGTGATCTTCTTTTGGGGACTGTTCCTCTTGTTCTGCCGGATCAACAAGTTGGCTGACTTGTTGGAACGTTACAGTGACACGATACAGCAACTCGAAAACATCCGGCGTGACCTGGACAGGACGCGGAAGCCATGAAGCGCGCGCCCGCACCGAAAACCCATCTGTGCCTGACTTGCTCGCTGGCCGACTGGGATACGACCAGCACCGGCCGGTTGCATTCGAATGGGGAAGGTCGTTGCAAATGGTCTTTCCCGGACATTCCCATGCCTGCGGTCTTTTATTACGGTTCCGGGACACGGACGCGTCCGACTGCATATGGCGGCGCAATCACCCGCCTGTTCTGGCCGCACAATAAACCCATTACGGCCTGCGAATTGTATGAGAGGAAGCCATGACCAACGCTCCCCCTCCCGAAACGAAAGCCGTATTCTGGTATCGTTACGATGATTGCCGCTTCGCTGCCCCGCTGGACGAATTTGATGCTCCTATCGGGCGGGGCCGGGTGGGCATCAATTTGAGCCACTATCAATTGCTCCGGGAAACGCCAAAGGGAGTCTGGGTGCTCCTGAATTACAGTTTCGGTTTTATAGACCCGGCAGCGGACCCGGAATGGGTGCGTGCGAAGATCAAGGCCGGCCTGGCGCGTTTCATTCTGCATACGGCTAACCGGCGGTTCGCGTGCGCAACGCGGGAAGAAGCCAAGGCTTCTTTTATTGCACGGAAGAAGCGGCAAGCCGGTATATATAGTGCACGGCTCCGCGACGCCAAGGAAGCGCTGGCGCTGGGGTACGCGATCGACACAACGAAAGAGGACTTGTAACGATGCCGACCATAAACTTTGCATATAGCAAGATCGACCTGATCCGGCTGGTGGAACAGGACTTGGCCCGCCGTTTCCCGGATGCGGGGGATCATTACGACGTGGTGATTGAGACCCGATCGACGCAGAACTACAAGTCTACATGGGAGGCGGCGGACTACCGCGCTACTGGAACCATCACGGAATGAACGCGATGCTAAGTCAAATCATTACGGCCGAGGATGCGCGCGTGATACAAGAGGCTTCCGCGCGCATGGGCAACTTGCTCGCTTGGACTATTTACGATCACCCGGCGGACTTCCCGACCTCGTTTGTGCTGCGCCCGCTTTCAGTGCAGGAAGGGCGAGTCGTTCCCCTGGCCTTTCACATGCTGGCGGAGACCGCCGAGGAAGCGCGACTAATGCTTCCTTGCCCGCCCGGCATGGTCTGTTTCCCGCGCGAACCCAAGGATGCCCCGTGTATCTTCGAAACCTGGATGTAACTGTAATGAACGCTGATCCGGAAGCCGCTCCCCTCGCGGCGCGCATTCAAGCATTGCTGGGCGAACGACTTGCCTTGCGCAATCGTTCCCGCGACCTCGACGTTGAATTGGCCCAAGCCCTGGCCCAGCGGGAGGGCGTGGCGATCGGCGATCGGGTGCGGGTCGTTCGGAATACTCACAGTGATCCCGAAACAATATGGGTCACGTGAGTCGGCATCATAACTATGTATGCCGAGAACTCATGCTTGACTGTTTCGGGCGTGAAATTGCGGGGCAGCAGCGTAGAACATAGTTATGCCTGGAACCCGGCGTGCCGTATATTGAAGAAGGCGCAACCAACGGAGTAAACACATATGCTGTATACGGCGGAGAAATCGCCGGCTTTGTATGAGCCGGCTTCCGATGGCGAACTGCTGCTGGCCGGATACGATCCGGCTTGTATTGAAGCGGACGCAGATGCTGACGGCCCGTATCGTGTTTGTCGTTTGCGCGCGGAACCATGCGCGCATTGCGGGGCCGCGACCGAGGGGGCGACCGTAGTCAACGTGCAAACGGCCACCGGGATTAGCGTAAGCTGGACTCATGCGGACGCGTTCCACGAAGCGGAGGAAAACGCGCGCAGCCTTAACGGGGTCTGGCTCGCTGGCTATCGCGTGGCTGAACAAGCCAAGAAAGGATAAGTCAATATGTCGGATAAAGCAACGGCTCCCGAGGCATTCGGGAGGCTCGGCTTCCGCACATCTCCCGATAGTTTCTGGTGCGCCTACTACTATCCCCCACCCGCACCCGAGGGGGAGGAAGCAATGAAACCGATGTTGTTGGGCAAGATCGCATTTGCCGCGATATCGGATGCCAAGTTCCCGGAAGAGTCCGCACGGATCAAGGCCGAGTTTCAGGCGCTCATGCAAGCCACGCTATCCCTGGGCATTCGTTCCGTGACCGGCTCGGTCATCTCCTGGGCACCGCCCGTGCCTGCATCCCCGGCTGAAATGCTGATCCAGCCCGAACAAGAATAGTTGCGAAAACACAAGGGACCTTAGAATAATGCTGACTCAATATGAAGATGATGCCCGGTTCGCCCAGGGCTTGGCCATCGGGGAAGTCCCGGGGCCGCATAGGGCGGCCTTACGTTTCGTCCGCAACTCTTTTCCGGAGGCGATCCTGGCCGGCGGATCGTTGCGGGACTGGCTACTCGGCCGACCGATCAAGGATTATGACTTCTTCGTGGATGCATCTAAGCACTCGCCCGAGGAAGTCGCAACGATCATGGCCGAAATCGCGGACCGAATTGTGGATGCGCCGGGCGGCCTCCGCGCGCATTGTTACCACGTGCACCGATTTGAACGGCCCGTTGACTACGATCTATTATTTGCCGGGGTGCGTGAAGTCTGGGACCTTGCTCCGGGCGTGGGTGGTATTTCCCACCTGCAAGTCATCGTCGTGGATTTCGCCGAGGGCTTTTCGTTGCAGCAAGTCGCCATGCGCGCGGACTTCGGCATCTGCCGTATCGCGTGGGACGGAACGACCTTGCTGGTCACTCCGGACTTCATGGCTGATATGCAGGGGCGTGAGTTTACTTTGCGGACTGGGACTCATGCGGAGGGGCATTTTAAGCGGTGGTCACGTTTACAGCAAAGGTACCCCGGCTGGGCGCTGACTACACCGAGCAACAGCGCCTTGTATAGTCTTATTCGGCGCGAATACTCGTTTCAATTGTTGGATGATGAAACTTTAGCAAATCGCGGACGTCCCGTTTTATTCGCGGAGGGGCGGTGGCTTTCTGCTCCCGATGCGGACCCCTTTTCGGTGCGCAGCCTCTAATGGGTCAGCCGGCATCGAAACGCGCGGCGCGGGGTGGCCCGCTGATCCCGTATGGCCATCCCATTCCCGCGCTGGACCCGGCTGAACGCCGCGCGCATTTCGGTCTGTGCCGTAGTTGCGCGGCCCCCGCCGGCCCTTACATGGTCGAGGCGGAGACCTGGGCGGCCGCTGATATCGACCCGCGCGGGGGCGAATTATGCCTAACGTGCCTTGACCTGCGACTGATTACGCGTCGGGGGATCGGCAATGGACTATCGCGGGACGATTTCCCGCTGACGGTCCCCCTGAACCAGCTTCTAATTTTCGCGCTAGGCGTGCTGGCGGTCCGGAAGAAGCCCCGGGAGGGATGATCCTCCTGCCGGCCCAGGGGAGGGGCCGCGAACTTTGTTCCCTGGGCCGCTGTAGCGCCTTCCCGCTAGATGGGGAGCGTTGATCCCCCCAGCGGCCGCTACTACGCATCCTGGCGCGGGACTGCGCACATGAAAAAGGCCCCAGGGCATCCCTGGGGCCTTTTGCGTGGGGGCGCCCCCGGCCTCAATCAAGCCGGGGGGTGTTCCGCGATTGCCTGCCGGAGTGCTACAGCCGCCGCCCGGAGTTCTGCAATCCGCTGCCCCCGCTGGTAGGTCAAACGCCGCGCCAGGTCGATGATCGCCGAGGGGGCGAACCATCCGGAGTAGCTGGTCCCCCGGAATGCCTCGGGAGTCGCGTATTTCGCGGTCAATTCCGCCACGCTGAGCCGAGCCGCGCCTGGCCGGGTGTAGCGCTGTGCCATCCCTGCAATCGCGTCGCTGATTGCGTTCTGAGTCGCGTCTTCAAGCGTGATCACCGGGAGCGCTTCCTGCCGGAGTGCTTCCGCATCGTAGCCCGTCGCCTGGCCCAGCGCGAAAGCGTTGCCAGCCTCGGTGCCCATGCGCGCCTGCCCGGTCCCGGGGCAATTTCCCGTATGGAAGCCGCCGGTTTCGCCATGCCTTACATGAAACGCGCGAAAGCCATGCCGCACCATCCGGGGATTGTCGTTGCGGGCCGCCTTGAAATTGCGAAGGCAAGCGGGGCAGAGGGGGGAAGAAGGGGTAGAAGCCATGGGAGAAGTTCCGATCCGATCCGGGGGAAGGGGGGCATCCCCTTCCGATGAATAGAGTTATACAGGGATAGGCTTAGGCTGGTAAGCGTCTTAGTGGCTTTTCCCTGTATATTTTAGCGGAAAAGGGAGGCGCGGAATGACTGACCAAGCGGACGTGATCGGGTATGTTTTGCTGCAATACGAGGCAAAGCAATCGGGCGGAATATACGGGGGAACGCGGGAACGGGAACTCGCATCTATCCGTAGGGGCCTGGCGCGGGCGCGCGAAGCCCGTATGCGGGGCGACCTCCCCTCGGCCCGCTGGCATCTGGCTTGGACTATGCGGGCGCGCCGGTCGTTGCTGGGGCTGCATTCATCTAAAGTCCCGTAATTGCGTGGCTTTATTTTTACGATATACCCTTGTGCCTGGATATGGGGGCTTGTATATTGCGCTCCTTCCCGCGCGGCTTCTCCCCGGACTGTTCCGCGCTGGGGCGCCCGCACCCTTTCCCCGGCGTTCTCTTGCCGTGCGGGAAAGGGTGCGGTAGCATTTTGAGGGGAGCAGCCCTTTCCCCAAATTTCCGGCCCGGTCCTGCATGTTTTCCTTTGATTGGCGCAATCCGGACTATGTGACGATCTATGCGCAACGCATGGAACGACTACAGCGGATCAGGAGCGACCCGAGCCTGGTGCCGGGGCTGAAACGCTACTATAAAGAACACCCGGCGCAATTCATTTCGGACTGGGGGATCACGATTGATCCCCGGAACATCGAAATTGACTTGCCGGCGCTGATCCCCTTCCTCCTGTTCCCGAAACAAGAGGATATGATTGACTGGATACTTGCGCACTGGCGCGGCCGCCGCACGGGGTTGGTTGAGAAGTCCCGAGAAGTAGGCGCCTCCTGGCTATGCATGGCCCTCGCCTGCACTCTGTGCCTGTTTCATGAGGGCATGGCCATCGGGTTCGGTTCCAGAAAAGAAGAGTACGTCGACCGGATCGGCGCACCGAAGTCGTTGTTTCATCGTGGCCGCGAGTTCCTACGCCACCTCCCCAAGGAGTTCCGGGGCGGCTGGACCTTGAACGATGCGCCCCATATGCGGATCAACTTCCCGGAAACAGAGTCAAGCATAAGCGGGGAAGCGGGCGACAACATCGGGCGTGGCGATCGCACCGGCATTTATTTCGTGGACGAAGCGGCCCACATAGAACGCCCGCTCCTGGTCGATGCGGCTCTATCACAAACGACGAATTGCCGCATTGATGTCAGTTCCGCAAATGGTATGGCTAATCCGTTTGCCGAAAAGCGGCATTCTGGCAAGATCGACGTATTTACGCTGCACTGGCGTGATGACCCGCGCAAGGATGATGCTTGGTACGCGCGACAAGTCGAGAATATCAACAACCCGGTGATTGTTGCGCAAGAACTAGACATCAACTATTCGGCCAGCATAGAGGGGCTTATCATCCCCTCGGAATGGATACAGGCCGCGACTGATGCGCATAAGAAACTGAATATCAAGATATCCGGGGCGCGTTTCGGGGCTTTGGATGTTGCGGATGAAGGGCGCGACGGTAATGCCTTTTGCGGCGCGCATGGTGTTCTGATTGAGCACCTATCTGAGTGGTCCGGCCTGGGCAGCGACTTGCACAAGACCGCGGTACGCGCGGTCGACCTCTGCGATGAATTGCGCTATACCTCGTTTCGTTACGATGCGGACGGCTTAGGCGCGAGTATTCGGGGTAGCGTGCGGGTCATCAATGACGCGCGGCGCGAGGCCAGGCGCTCCGGTGTGGATACGATCCCCTTTCGTGGTAGTGGGGAATTGTTCAAGCCGGAAGGGGAGGATGTCCCCGGCCGGAAGAATGTGGACTTTTTCCACAATGCGAAGGCCCAGGCTTGGTGGTCATTGCGGACTCGGTTTTATAAGACGTATCGTGCGGTAGTCGATGGGGTGGTTGCTCCGCATGATGAACTGATCAGCATTCCGAAAGACCTCCCGCTCTATGCAAAGCTGATCCGGGAATTGACTCAGCCTGTATATACACTAAGCAACACAGGCAAAGTCCTGATCAATAAGACCCCGGACGGTATGCGCTCTCCGAACTTGGCTGATGCTGTAATGATGCGATACGCGCCCATGGCTCGCGGGGGCTTCAAGATATCGGCCGCCGCTATTGCGCGCATGTCGCAGCGAGCCGCATAGAGGATTTAGTTACAGTGGCGAAAGCGGCTCCTTCCCCTGACAAGAAGAAAATGCGCATTCGTCCGGATGCGGCCGCGGTCATGCTTCGGCAGAAGCTGGAACTAAAGCGGCAGACCCATATTCCGGATATGTTACGGCCGGCCGTTCCGCTCTCGGGAGTACTTCCCAAGGGCGTTGAAAAGGCCATGGCGATGGATGCTACCCCGTTGCATGGCATGGCCATGGATATTGCGGTGGAGCAATTCGTTAACGCTTACTCCATTGCGGGGTGGGGATCGGGCATTGCGTGGCTGGGCTACCCGGTCCTGGCCGAAATGGCGCAGCGTCCTGAATATCGCCAGATGGTCGAAACGACCGCCAAGGAAATGACTCGGCGGTGGATCAAACTTGAGTCGATCGACTCGGAGCCTGCCCCGGAACGGGCGGAGCGCATCAACCGTATTGAGGAACTGTTAAAGGAACATTCCGTCCGCGACAAGTTCACGCGCCTGGCGGAACTGGATGGCTTTTTCGGCAAGGGCCATCTTTATATCGACTTCGGAACCAGGGACGATCCGGAAGAACTGAAAACACGGCTGGTGCTCTCCAAGGCCAAGATCGGCAAGAAGAGCCTCCAATACATGAAAGTTGTCGAGCCCATTTGGACTTATCCCGGGCAATATAATTCGACCGATCCCCTGGCCATCGACTACTACGTGCCGCGGTCCTGGTACGTTATGGGGAAAGAACTACATGCTTCCCGCTTGCTGACTTTTATCAGCCGCGAAGTCCCTGATTTGCTCAAGCCCGCTTACGCGTTCGGTGGGCTTTCGCTATCCCAGATGGCCAAGCCGTATGTGGATAATTGGCTAAGGACTCGGCAGTCTGTTTCGGACCTGCTCCATTCCTTTACGATCCCGGTCCTTTCCACCAACATGCAATCGACTCTTTCCGATGAAAGCGACGATGCATCCAGCCTGGCGACCCGCGCGGTTCTGTTTACGACTACGCGCGATAATCAAGGGCTGATGATGCTGGATAAGGACTCGGAAGAGTTCTCATTTGTTTCGGCTCCGCTGGGTTCCTTGGATAAACTGCAAGCCCAGTCGCAAGAGCATATGGCCGCGGTCAGCCATATCCCCCTGGTCATCTTGCTGGGGATCACGCCGGCCGGGCTGAACGTAACGAGCGCCGACGAAATCCGCGTTTACTACGCGTGGATTAAGTCGTTGCAGGAGGACATATTCGCCGAACCGCTGGACACCATTATCAAGATCATCCAGCTTTCCGAGTTTGGCAACATTGATCCGGGTATCGGCTTTTCCTTCGTTCCGCTTTGGGAGCCTTCCGATATCGACAAGGCGAACGTGCGGAAATTGCGGGCGGATACGGACGCGGTGTATGTCGGAATGAACGCGATCGGGCCGGAAGAAGTCCGCGCGCGGATCGCCGATGATCCTGACGAGCCTTATTCCGATATTGACCCGGATGTAATGCCGGAACCGACTCCGGAGGAACTGGCGGCCGAGCAATTGGCGGGGAATACTTCGCCGCCTGGTGGGCCGGGAGCGCTCCCCCCTGCCATCCCCCCGGTCGCATCCCCAAACCCGCCAGGCGGCGAAGTAAAGCCGCCCCCCGCGCTGGTTTAGCTGCATAGATAGGAGACGGGCGCGATGCGCGACAAATATGTGGCTTTTGATGATGACACCGGCGCCCCGATGTTTGTGCCGGGAACCGCGGCGGGCGGGCTTTCGAGTGCGGCCGCGCTGACCGTGACGTTTGCGCGCCCCGATAACGTTCTTGACTATGCGGCGGGGGCCGTGATCGGGACCGCGACTGATGCAACCGCGGCCCTTACGCTGGCCGGCCTCGCGGTGCCGGGGCAGGCAGCCCTCATTACGGGAACTGGCTTGTTTCTGGGCATGACTGCTATCCCAAGCGGAATGACCAGTTTCAGCCTGGCGCTCTATAGCGCAACGCCCCCGAGTGCGCTGGCCGACAATGTGGCTTGGTCGCTTCCCTCGGGAGACCGCCCGTTTTTCCTCGGGATCGTTTCCCTCGGTTCCCCGGCGGACTTAGGGACTGTTCTATGGTCGGAACAAAACGCATTGTTGAAGCAAGTCCAGGTAGCGGCGGACTCGGATGAATTGTTCGCCTACCTGATCACTACGGCCGCATGGACTCCGGAAGCGGAAACCGAAATCACGGTCACGTTGCAGACCCGCGCCGCATAAAATAAAACTCACTCACTGCTGAAAAGGAGGACTCTATACATGCTTCGTTGCGCGGGCTTACTGTTGACCGGCTTGGCCTGCTTCCCGCCGGGTGTGGTTGCGCAAAGTCTTTCCTCGGCTAGCGTCACGGCGGCCGGAGGTGGGCAGACCGCCACGCTGGGCGCGTGGATGCAGGGTTACACCACTAACGGTGTGGCAAAGACTTTGTCGGGTACGCTAACGATAAACCTTAGCGCGACCGTCTTGGGGTCAATTACGGGGCGGGTACTTGCGGTTCAAGCGGCGGATGGGGCCAACACCGGTATGCTCTGGGACGCATCCGCAGCATCTCCCCGTGCGATCTTCCGCCGCGTTAACGGGACTTTTGCAAGTCCGACCGCCATTGTTGCGAATGATGTTCTAGGGGCCGTTGAAGGGCGCGGCTACGATGGTACTGCATACACGATATCTCACGCCGGCATCGACTTGGTGGCCGCACAAAACTGGACTACAGGTGCGCGTGGGGGGAAAATCAACTTTCGGACGACCCCAAACGATGCCACTACCACCGCCGGGGTCAAAATGACTTTGGAGAACACCGGAGCTTTGTTAGTCGCCACCACCACCGACAACCTCGTGGATAAAGTACAAGTAGCCGGCGGCGCGCGCGCGAACAACTTAGTCACTGGGGCCGCGGCCTTGACGCTGACCACGGGTTCGCTCGGGATGTCGAAGATGACGGCCAGTGCATCGGCGCCGGGCGCGGCGGGCGGCAAGGTCGAACTCGTATGCGGAACGAATGCCGGAACTGCCAAGTTGGTGGCTTACGCGGGAACCAGCGGGACCGCCGTTACCATCCTGGATAACATCGGGGGCGGCGTTACGGGCTGCTAGGCTCAAGCCGGGAATGCAACAATGCCGGTCAGCCGTAGGCGCAAACGCCCCAACAAACCCAGGACCCTCCCGGCGATCCGACCGAACCTGGGGATTGAAGCCGCATATAAAAGGCGGCTCTTGGCCCTGGTCGATGAAATGAACAATTCATTGCGCTACTGGATAGAGGCGCAATGGAAACAGACTCCCCCAATGATGGCCACGGACGCGTTGCCCGTGACTGAAATACAGAAACAAATGGCGGAACTAGGGGAACGCTGGCAGGACCGCTTTGATGTTGCATCAAAGCAACTAGCGGAACACTTCGCACAATCAGCCATGAAGCGCACCGACTCCGCCCTGGCTAAGATATTATCGGACGCGGGCATTTCCGTGAACTTCAAGCAAACCCGTTCCGTGATGGATGTCTACCGCGCAGTCCTCGCCGAAAACGTCGGGCTGATCAAGTCGATCGCATCTGAGAACCTTTCCAAAGTGGAAGGACTGGTGATGCGCAGCGTAGCCGAGGGAAGGAACCTCGGCCCGTTAAGCAAAGCGCTGCAAGAGCAATTCGGGGTTTCCCGTAGGCGTGCGGCTCTCATAGCCCGGGATCAGAATAACAAAGCCTCCGCAGTCATTACGCGGGCGCGGCAGACCGAAATGGGGATCACCAAAGCAATTTGGTTGCATTCCAAGGCCGGCAAGCATCCACGGCCGGAGCATGTTGCATTTTCGGCCGGCGGCCTTGGCGGACCGGTTTACGATGTAACCAAGGGCGCCTTCCTTGAAGGGAAGTGGACTTGGCCCGGAGTCGAAATCAACTGCCGTTGCGTTAGTCTATCAATCATCCCCGGGTTGGACGATGACTCGTAAGGAATGAAACATGCCGGAGTTTGGGATCGCCTTTGATCGGGCATCGGTGCGCCGGATCGACCGTGACGGCCGGATGCATGTGGAAGTATCGCCAATCAGCAAAGCGAACGTCTGCCCGTATTACGGTCGGGAAATCCCCGGCGCGGACGTTCTTGGGCTCGACCCGCAACGCCTTTACAAGTTGTTCCGCGACCCGGAAGAATTGGCTAAGGCTGCACCGACCTTCAATAATCTGCCGCTGACTTCTCGGCACGTTCCGCTATCAGCCGAGGAACCGCATAAGGATATTGTGGTTGGTTCCACCGGCACGGATGCGGACTTTATCGCCCCTTACTTGCGCAATAGTCTTGTGATCTGGGACGCGCAAGCCATCGAAGGCGTGGAAAGCGAGAAACAACGGGAACTCTCGTGCGGCTATTGGTACCGGGCGGACATGACCCCGGGAGAGTTTGAGGGCGTGTCGTTTGATGGAGTCATGCGGGATATCCTGGGCAACCACGTAACGTTGGTTCCCTCGGGACGTTCCGGCGACGATGTAATGGTGATGGATGCCGCGCTAGAAGTCCAGAAGCCTCCCCCTGTTCATAAGGAGAACAACATGCCGACCAAGACGATCACGCTGACGCCGCGCGCGGCCCTTATCAAAGGGGCTCTGGCGCAGTACTTGCGCCCCAAGCTGGCCCAGGATGCCTCTCCCATCGCGCTTAACGGGGCGTTGAATGCCGCGCTCCTGGGGCTTGGGCAGAAGAACTGGAAGGCGCGTCGCAAGGGCCTGGCGCAACGCGTTCATTCGGAAATCAAGACGGCCGGCCTGGCGATGGATGCGGAAGTCTCGGACCTCGTCACAATCCTGGAACTTCTCGACGGCGGCTCGGGTCCGGAAATGCTGGAAACCGCGGAAGTCGATCCGGATATGGCCCCGCCCCTTACCGGGCTGGAAGAAGACGAAGAAGCGGATGCCTCGTCCGGTCCTTCGTTCGCTGATCAGGTCAAAGCCGCGCTGGAAAGCAAAGTCAGCCCGGATATTCTGGCCGCGGTCCTGGCCGCGCTGGACCCGGCGGCTCCCGACTATGTGGCACAGGATGCCGAGGAAGAAAAGAAGGATACCGATACGATGGCGGACAAGGACAAGGACAAGGGTCCTCCCCCGGGGATCACGAAAGCGGCCATGGACGCGGCTATCGCCGAACAAACGAAGGCGACCGAAGCCCGCATGGCCAAGCGGGCGCAGGACCTTCGCAAGGCGGAACGAGTCGTCCGCCCACTCGTGGGGGACCTCGACGTGCTGGCGATGGACTCGGCCGACTCCGTCTACAAGTATGCACTGGAACAAGCCGGCGTCGAAACCAACGGCGTTCCCCCGGAAGCCTTCCCCGCAATGGTCGCGCTGGTGTTGCGCAATAACCAGAACGGTGGTGGATCGGGTGGGCAGGATCGCCAGATGGCCCAGGATGCCGCGGTGTCCGCTGACTTCCTCTCGCGGTTCCCCGGCGCCGGTCGTATCGCTGTCGGCTGAGTAACGCTCCCCTTTGCGTGCGAAGGGAAGTCGGCCGCGTAACATTTCCAAACTGAAAAGGATGCAGGAACATGGTCGGTTTTCCGGCTGCCGTCAACCTACAGCAAGCCCCGGCGGTCGCCGGTGATTTCGCAAGCAATAATCCCCGCTTCTCCGTCCTGGCCGGCCAGGGGGCCAACGTGGCTGGTTCTGGCGGCGTTACGGTCGGGCGGTTCGCCTGGGTGGACGCTGCGGATCGTATCACCGCGGTCAATCATGGCGTGGGTGCACCGACCGGGTTCATCGCGCGGGAACTGCAAGCCATCATCACGACCTGGCTCGCCGAGACGACCATGGTCGTTCCGGAAGGCCTGGCGATCACGCTCTACAATGGTGGGGATTTCTGGGTCACCAACGCGGGCAGCAACGAAGTCGTGCCGGGCATGAAAGCCTATGCGAACTACCTGACCGGCGCGATCACGTTCGCCGCGACTGGTACGCCCCCGCAAGCGGCAGAAGTGACCGGAGCCATCGCGGCCGTAGCCTCCACCACCGTGACCGCCTCCATCGCGGCTCCCGTGGCCAATACGACCCAGCCGAGCGTGATGACCGTGACCGCGGTCGGCGGCGGCGTGCTGCGCAAGGGCGGAGTCCTCTCGGGGTCTGGTGTCGTTACCGGCACGACCATCGTCGAGCAATTGACCGGCACGGCGGGCGGCATCGGCACCTATACCGTGGATATTCCGCAGACGGTCGCATCCACCACCATTACGATGGCGGCCGGCACGCTGACCGTTTCGGCCGTGGCTTCCGGCACCCTCGGCATCGGGCAGGTTCTTTCCGGCTCGGGCGTGACCGCCGGCACGAAGATCACGGACTTGATCACGGGAACGGGCGGCACGGGTACCTATATCGTTACGCCTTCGCAGTCGGCTTCCTCGACTACGATCACGGCCACCGCCGGCGTCGAAACGAAATGGCTTGCGGCCTCGTTTGCGGCCGCCGGTGAACTCGTGATGATGACGGATCATCCGAACGGCTAACCCTCCCTGACGCGTTTATTCTGGGCGGCTTGCCTCGGCGGCGCCGCTGGACATGAAAGGACTTGGTAATGAATACGGCCCGCCACCCGGACTCCGCTTTTCTCGAAAGCCTGGGCATTTACCTGCCCGAACTGATCGGCTATTACAAGCCGAACATTTCCCGCAACCTCAAAATGGCCATGGATGCGCAGCCCGCATTGGTGACCGTTTCGGACGCGGGCATCCCGGCCTACCTCGCGAACTATATCGACCCTAAAATGGTCGAAGTGCTCGTCGCCCCTCTCAAGGCGGCTGAAATCGCGACGGAGCGCCAGTTTGGGGACTGGACCACGCTGACCGCGACGTTCCCCGTGATCGAAAACACGGGGCAGGTCGCCAGCTATGGTGATTGGTCGCAGAATGGTTCGGTCAACGCCAATCCGTCCTTCCCGGTGCGGCAGTCGTATCATTACCAGACCATGACGAACTGGGGCGAACGCCAACTCGCCATGGCTGCGCTGGCCAAGATCGACTGGGCTTCGCGGCTGAACATCGCCTCGGTGGACGTGCTGAACCAGTTTCAGAACAACACCTATTTCTATGGTGTGCTAGGCCTCCAGAACTACGGCCTCTTGAACGATCCATCCCTGCCGGCAGCGCTCACGCCGGGAGTCAAGACCGCGGGCGGCAACGCATGGGTGAACGGCGCCGGCATCATCGTTGCGACTGCGAATGAAATCTATGCTGATATTCAGTCGGCTTTCATTCAGCTTTCGACCCAGTCGCAGGGCTGGCTTGAGGCGGACATGAACTACGTTCTGGCCCTCTCCCCGCGTTCCGCGACGGCCATGACCGCGACCAACTCCTTCAACGTTTCGGTGTCGGACTTGCTGAAAAAGAACTTCCCGAACCTCAAAATCGTTACGGCCCCGCAGTACGCAACGGCCGCCGGGCAGCTGTTTCAGCTTTGGGCCGTGGAAGTGCGCGGGCAGAAGGTGGTCGAAGTCGCCTACACGGAAAAGCTCCGCGCGCACCCGATCATCCGGCAGAACTCGGCTTTCACGCAAAAGAAGTCCCAAGGCACGCTGGGGTCCGTGATCTACTACCCGTGGGCCGTGTCCCAGATGATCGGGATTTAAGTCGGGGATTTCTCCCCGACTTTCGGCTTCGTTTTCTTCTTCGTAAGGAATAGCGACTATGGGAACCGTTTTGGTAGCGAATAAGATGCCCTATGGCATCCACCTGGATGTTGAAAAGCGGGAACGAGTCACCATCCTCGGCACGGCGATGCCGCATGGCGTCCAGCGGGAAACTGCCCTGCCTGGCGGCTACATGCTTACGCCGGTGGACGAGGAGCACTGGAACGCGTGGGCGGAGGCCAATAAGGAACTATCTTTGATCAAGACGGGCATGATCTTCGCGGAGGGGCGTCGGGATGCCGCGCGCGGCCGCGCCGTGGAACAAGCGGACTTCGTGACTGGCGTGGAACGGATCGACCCGGAACGTCTCCCCGCCGGCCTCGAAACGTTCAAGTCGGCGTACTGATCCGATGCCGGTCGTTTTCGATTACCCCGCATGGGTGGCGCGGTATCCTGAATTTGTCACGGTATCGGAACCGGCCGCAAATGACTACTTCACGGAAGCCACCCTCTACTTGAGCAACA